CTATGCAAAAAAGACTTGGGTGTGGGCCGGTTTGTCGCGGGTGAGGACGCAACTGAGGTTCAACCCCGTGCCGAGGTCGACCAGGACGTTGACCCGCCAGACGAACGCCCAACTGTCGTCGTAAAGCGGATCGTCGCAGGGGCTCATGGTGGTGAAGGCCCGGAATTCGTCGATCGAGATCGTGTAGCCGAGCTTGGCAGCTTGGGCCGTGTAGTAGGCACGTGACTGGCCTCCTACCGCGGTCTCTTTGGCCCAGACGGCCGCCTGCCGATCGGCGGTCGACGTCGAGATGGCAAGACACGAGTCGGGAAGCCCGAATTCGGCTTCCCACTGCGGCAGCGCTTCAACGGCTGTGCGTGGTCGACCTTCGATGACGAGCTGCTGCACGCGGGCCTCGATGCGCGCGAAAACAGCCGTCAGACCGCCCAGCAAGCGCCCGATGATGCTGTCGGCCTCACGGGCACGCGTCCAGGCATCGCCCCGCGGCAGAAGCTGCTGTGCCTGATGCTGGTAATCGTCGGCCGTGGCCATCTACCACCCCTCCACGTCGCCAAAGACAGGCAGATGTCCGACAGCGGTCACGACGTTAGCTGCCGGCGAAGTGAGCACATAGTCGTTGACGCCGGCCGCCGTTTCGATGGCACCTTCGATGTGGGTCAAAAGGATCGTGCCGCCTTCAGCCGTGCCCTCGCGCAGGATCAAGTCCGCCAACTCCGCCTGAACAGCAGCCCGGATCGTCGGCGTGTCGGGTGAAATGGTCAGGACCGGGTTGATCACAGACGGGATAGGCGCAAAGGCGACCTGGCGCGCGGTGACCGGGCGAAGCGCATCGACATAGGCGTCCATGGCCGCCAAGTCGTCATCCGTGGGGATAATGTCGTCGCGACCGTCGAAGACGAAACCTAGACCGACACTGCCGGCGCCGTCCCAGCCCGGGATAACCCACGACCTGGTCACACCCGTCAACGCCTGTCCCATCCACAATTCATAGTCGGCTTCCGAGCCGCCCTGGGGCGGGTTGCGCTTGCGGAACTGCAGCCGGGCGCGAAGGCTGTCGATGCTTTCTTCGTCGTTGCCGCCTGCGATTCCGGCCTCGCCAGCAACGGTGCCCGAACTGCTTACGCCCGAGACGGGCGATACGAAAGAAAGCGACGATCCGACAGCCGTGTTCCCGGCCGATCCGGCCAAGTCGGCCGTAACCTCCAAGGTCGCAGTTCCACCCGTGATCGTGGCGTCGGCCGAGGTCGTAAACGTCGCTTGATCCGAGCGCTGAAGCACCGTGCCGGCGATGATCGGCGTATCGTTTACACCGGTGACGGTTACAGGGCCGCTGGCAAAAGTCGCCGGGTTTGGCGTCAGGCCGTAGTCGGCCGCCTGCTCGCGCACGTGATCATCGTCGGCGGTCGCCGCGAAGAGGTTTTTGAAACCCGCATCGACATAGGCATAGAGCGCGAAAGCGACGCCGGCGACGATCCTGGCCAGGACGCTGAGCATCGAGCGCCGCAACCGGCTGTCCGCGCCGGCCAGCTTGCCATCGACGTCGCTTTCAACGCCGCTGATCAGGCTCGATAATGTGGGTCGGTCAACCATTCAGCCCCTGCCATACGTAATTGAACTTGGAGTTATTGCCGCCCGGCCGGGTGACCGTGACGGTTAGGAGAATGCCTGCGGTCGATTGCGAAACGGACACGACGTCGATCGACGCTGCGACGCCGTCGGTGACCAGCCATTGCAGCGCCTCGCGGGCATAGTCGGCGACCAGGCGGATCGTCTCGGCCGTGCGCTTGGCGCGCTTTAGCAGCCAGAGCCGGGAACCGATCCGATCGCCGTCGACCCGGGCGGCATAGTCGCCCCACCAGCCGCGGCGATCATCGGTGCCGTCGGGGACGACGTCGCCATCTTGCGCCGGCGCGTCGCTGAAAAGGCTCATATAGATGGCCGTGGCCAGTCCGGTTTCGCTCTGCAGGTCGGGGCCATCCAGGGCGGCGTCGAATTGGAAGGCATCAGGATCGGGGATCAGGGCGATATCGGTCATTTCGCCTTCACCTTGGTAGCGGCACTGTCGTCGGAAAGCTTGACCGGCAGGGTGGCACCTTCGCCGAGCGTCGATGTGCCAGTCACGTCCAGAGCGCCCTGAAGCGCCACATCCTCGGTAACAGTCAGCTTGCCCGTGATCGTGGTGTCACAGGCGATTGCCAGTGATGCGCCCTGCATCCTGATCGGTAGTGTCGTAACGACACTGATACCGTTGCGGCCAAGCTGAAGCACCTGACCCTGATCGTCGGCCAGAGCCACATCACCTTCGGCCAAGCCAGTCAGGCGATAGCGGCGATCGTGGGTCGCGATGACGACGGCGTGGCTTCTGACGCCGCCTACACAACCGATAATCGCCTCGGCGCCGACCTTCGGCCGCGAATAGACGCCGTACAGACCGAAGCTTTCCACGCCGTCCAGGGTTTCGTCGGCCAAGGCGGAAATCTGCAGTTCCTGAAATTCGCCGGAGTCGTCCGTCAATAGGATAACGGCGCGACTGAACATGACGCGAAGGCGGTCTTTAATTGGGTCGAGGAGACGGGCGAAGCTCATTTGGGCTTGAACTTAGGTTCGATGTAGGTGTCGGGAAGAAGCCCAGACATGATGCCGCCCTTCTTTGACTTTTTCGATTTCTTGGCCTTCTCGTCGGCGCCGGCCTCGGGTAGCGGCTCTACGGAGAAAGCTTCCTTGCGAACAAGGGTAAGCTGCGAAATCTGGCCCTTTTGGTCCACAGTGTAATGCACGCCCGAAATCATGAGAGTGATGTCCACATCGACATAGGCGGCGTGCACGGGGATCAGGGTGCCTGGCTCCCACAGTTTACCGTCGTCGTTACGCCAGCCCCTGACTTCAATCGTCACCGATTGAGACTTGGCGGATCGCGTTGTCGCCTCCCACGCGGCGCGCGCCTGAAGACCGGCGCCGCTCGCTTGCTCATCAGAGATAATCACCTTGGGGCGATATCGCGTTACGCCCGGGTCCGAGGCTGTTCCCTTGGGCCCAGCGGCGTCGGCCGGCGTCGTCCAGTCGCGCCCTTGAGACTGGCCCTTCACGACATAGACAGAATAGAGGTCCTTCGAGTCGTCCTGGACGTCGATGTCGAGGATGTTGCGCCCGACCTCCAGCGATCCACTGACGAGTACCTTGGAAGGGGTGAACAGCAAGACGTTTCCATTGGCGTCGGTACCGATCATCACACCGCGCATGCGGCACGCCCGGGTTATGGTGTCGAAGACGGACTCGCCGGGTTCGATCGCAAAGTTCGCAAAGGCCGCGCCGATACTGGCCTTTACATCAAGGGTAAGCCCGAACGGCTTGATCAAGTCGGTAACAATGCGATCGAGCTTCTGATTTTTCCAGCTACCGGGTTTGCCGACAGTCGAACAGTCGATCAAGTCGCAGGTCTGATCGCGGCCGGAGGCCGATATCGTGTGCCCTTGGGCATTTAACTGACGCCCGGGTTTTTCGATCCAGCCGGTCACGAGCAGATCGCTGCCGATATAGAGCTGGCATGCCTGACCTTTTTGGATCACCTGACGCTTGACTGCGCCGGGCGCACGATCGGTGAGGCCCAAGCTGAAGGACGTCGTTAGCGACGCCAGATCTCGCTGCACCGAAATCGATGTCCAACCGTCGTAGACGACACCTTCGATTTTCAGGATGATTTCATCAGCCATCGGTCAGTACCTCCAGCGCTCGGCCGCCGGGTACGAATCCTGGATTGACTATGCCGTTACGGGCGACAATATCGGCGAAATTATCCTCAAGGTTGGCGATATCGACAAAGAGCCGGCTGGCCAGCAGGAGAGCCGGAACCGTCCCGGCCGGCGTGAAGCTGTAGAGATGCTGCAGCGATCCACCGCGCGCCGTGACGTCGGCGATCATAGCCTGACGCGCGGCTTCTAGGACGGCAAAGGCATCATCTTCGAAGGCGTCCGCCGCCGCGATCGACAGCGTATCCATCGTGTCATCCAGTGCATCGCGCGCCGTCGTTGCTTCCTCGTAAGACGCAAACGTTGTGTTGGCGACGGCCTGGACGGCGCACGCGGCGGCCGACCGCTGGACGAAGTTGACAAGGGCGTGCTGATTGGCCGCTTGCTGGGTTCGCGCCGCGGTCGACGTGTCGATCGGCAACAGGTCGGCGCCGAAGCTCAATAGTGGCTGAAGCACGCCGAGAAGCGCCTGAGGCGTCGCAGCGATCTGCGACAAACCTTGCAGCAAGGTGCTGAGTTGCGCGCCCAGGACAAGCGGCGCCGTCGCCAATCCCAGAAGGTTGCCTTTGATGGCCAGGGCCTGCGCAACGAAGCTGTCGAGCGGCTGACCAAAGCCCGTCAACGTCGCGGCGGCGCCCGATATTGCTGCCTGTGCTTGCCCGATCAGGCTGGTCGCGGCCGTGGCCACAAAAGCCGGCTGACCCTCGATCGACAGCCCGGCGACCAGATCGGTTTGCGCCTGGCTATTGAGATCGTCGACGGCCGACAAAGCCACAAACGTCGTGTCGATCGACTGTGCCGGCTGGGTCTTGCCCTGGGCGACTTCGGCGAATTCCAGCCGAAGCCTGCACCATCCGCCCTCGCTGGCATGATGAGTAACCGTACAGGGACCTGGCTGGACGTACTTCTGCCCATAGTAGGGATGGATAAGGAAGCCCGGCGTCGGGTCGCCTTCGACGACGGCAATGAGCGCGTCCCGCCGTGCCATGAAGTCCGCGCCGGGCTTAATTACGGCTTCGAAGCTGTATCTGCGGTTCTTCTTGCCGAGGTCTTCACCGTCGGCCTCATCGCGAAGCGGATATTCGTGCTCGACGTTGCGACGGCCGAACGGCAGTTCGTCGCCCAGCACTTCGAAGGGCACACCCTTATAGCTCGCAGGTCTATAATTGTCGCGCCAGCTGGCCATTATTTCGCGCCTTGGAAGCCGTTAAGCACCTGGTGAACGTGCGTGTCGACATTGCCCGACGACTGCACGCCCTTGACGGTCGCGGGCCCGTGCACGTGGATGTCCGCTCTGATCGTGCCTTTGACGGGGGCGTTCTGCGCCGAGCCGATCGGCGCGACCGGAAGCCCGAGAGACTGTCTGACGGCCAGCCCCGCCTTGGCACCGAGATTTGCCGCATCCATGTTGAAGCTACCGATGTTGACGTTTTCCATAGCTAGAAGGAAATCCCTCAAAGGCTTCGGGAACCCGTTCCAGACACCCGTCGCTGTGGTGCCGAAATCCTTGAAAGCCTTGGTGACCTTGTCCCAATGGGTAGCGATATCGATAGCGGCTGCCGAAAGCTGGCGTATCCAGTCAGGCACGAACGGGCTGGTCGACATGAACTTCAGAAAGTCCATGAACCACTTGCTGACCTTGTCCCAATTGGTGATCAGCAGGAAAGCGCCAGCGGCGAGTGCGGCGACCGCCAAAATGATCAGGCCGATCGGTCCCATGGCGACGTCCAGCCCCAGGAACGCGGCGCCGGCAGCGATGATCACCGGGATAATGCCTTCGGCCGCCGCAGTCGCCTCGATGATGGCCGTTACGACGTTGGCGATGGTAATACCGATGCCAATAGTCTTGAAGAAGATCCACCCGGCAATGAACCCTTTAATGACGGTGCCGAAGCCGCCGACCTTGTCGATCAGGTTGGTAAAGCCGCTGACCAGGTCGGCGATATCGCCGATCAGCTTGATCCAGTCGATCTTTGTAACCAGGTCGCGGATGGCGAAGTAAATCTTTACGGCCGCGCCGGCGATCTTGTCGGCCCAGCCCTGGAGCACCTTGTCATTGGCGGTGTTGGCGAGCCAATCGGAGAGGTTCATCAGATCGCCCTTCATGGCTTTCCAGACCCCGGAATCGGCGACCATTTTGTTGAAGCGCCACCATGCGCTTTCGAGGTTGGACATCAGCCCGTCCCAAGTGCGGGCCATGCGCGCCATGCCGCCGCCGCCGATCTGATTGAAGGCCGTGACAACCAGGGCGCCGACTTGGTCGGTACCCTTCTGTGCGAAGCCGGCATGCCATTTACTGGTCTTCGGATCTTTCCAGGTCAGACGGACCTGGTCGCCGTCATCTTTTGCATGGATGCCGAACAATTTTAACTCGCGATACATCCCATTGACCGCGTCGACCATCGCCAGCGCGCCCTGCCAAAGCTGCTTGTGCATGGCCCCGCTGGCGTTCGCGACGGCTTCGAGCGATCCCCCCATGGGGTTCATTCCGTAGGCTTGGAGGGTGGTGAAGGTCTCAGCGACCTGCTCATAGCTGTAAGGGGACTTGCGTTCGAACTTGCTGACCCATGCCATTGCAGCGTCGGCCTGCTTGGGGCCGCCCATGGTGGTCTCCAGGGACGACCGGAAACCTTCGAGCGTGGCGTTGATATGGATGAAATCCTTGCCCAGCTCATAGGCGCCGAACGCCCCAAGGAAACCAGCGCCGAGTCCGAACAGGCCGCCGTGGCCGCCCCCGGACTTGCGCATGCGATCGGCAGTCAAACCAAATTTCTCAAGCACTTTCTGTGCGGCGCCGATCCGTTCCGACATGGTCGTGACGGCCGGGGTGACCTTTTCGGCCGCCTGCTCGACAAACTGAAACGATAGGGATGTGTTTCGCGCCGCTCGGGTTACGCCGTCCAGTTTTTGCGACGCTGAACCCGCCGCACCGCCCACGTTGCCGAAGGCCTTTGTGGTCGATGCGGCGGTGTTATTGATACCCTTCAGGGGCGCCGTGATCTTGTCGATCAGGCTGAAAACGGCCTTTAGGTTAAACTGTTGAGCGCTCATGGAGTCGGACGGCCTGGTTGTGCCAAAAAATCAGAGCGTCGATGTCGAGTGCGTCGATCTCCGAAGGCTGAAATTTGAAGACGGAAGCGACATCTCCTAGGAGATCGCCCCAGTTTGCGGGGACTTGTTCAAAAAACCGCCGGCGATCTCCGCCACAGCCTGGAAGTCATCGGCATCAAGTTTGTCGATGACCAGGACAGGAACGTCGGCGATTTGCGCTGCAAAGGCGATGAGCTTGCCCATTTCACCCTTGGCATTGTCGAGAGAACGGAAATCGGCGCCTTTTGGCTTACGGAAGTTGAGGACGTGAACGGTGTCCTCTTGCTCCTGATCGGAGCCGACCGCTTTGCGGGTAATCGTCACGGGCGTAAGCAAGGTGTGGCTTCGCGGTCCATTGGTGGTTTCGGCCATCAGGTCATCTCCTCTGCGGGTTCACCTTCGATGGTGACCTTGTTCTTTCCGCCCTCGGCCAGATTGGGCGTCGTTGTGCGCCAGGCGTTGGGAATGACGTAGTTTTGGCCCGTGTCGGTCTGGAACTCGACGATCGAGCCGGCGATATCGAGCGTCTCGATGCTGTCGCCAACACCGAAGGCGGCGTCGAACTCCAGCTTCGACTGCGCCAGCTTTTCGGTGAAGCCGAGCACGGTGTTCGAGCCGACTTGCGTGTCGCGGCCAATGCCGCCCGTGTCGAGCGTGGCGCCGGGAAAGTTGGCGACCACAATGCCGCCAACCTTGATGGTCGCTCTCCCGAAGAGCTTCTTTGAAACGGCCATAACGGCTCCTTAAAGGATGAACTGGATCTGGCTGGCCAGGACCAGGAACTGGTTGATCAGGTTCGGGCTGTCGATCGTGTCGACGCGGTTGACGTCGGACCTGTTGCGCACGACCTGTAGCGCCGTCTTGTAGGTCGGCAGATCGTCCTCGATCAGGCCGGC